CTGAGTGCTATAATTTCCAACATCGCACAAGAGGGACTCTTGGTTATCTAAATTCTTATAACCCTAAGCCCCCCCTTGTTTTCTTTGGAACATTGGAACAACACTAGGTAACTCGTTGTATACAAAGGACAAATCGTGTTCCAAAGTTCACTACAAAACCACACACCAATTGGAACATACTGTTGCATCTTGGAACATAATGTCATTTGGAAGTTTTCTAAATGAACTCTTAAATAACCAACGGCTATTTACCCATCTGTTATTTAAGCACTCGCGAGGGAGGTCGCGTGAGAGCTCGCGAGAGTGGTAACTGGTCTCAAAATAGTGAGACCAAAAAAAAGGGACTCCGAAGAGTCCCTTTAGGTTTACTTCTCTTGATTCTCACGCTTAGTTATATCCTTAAAAAGTTTTTTAAGCTCTAAGTATCTAGGCTTAATTTCTTTCCATGCTAAACCAATCGCATCACCTTTATCAATAGCGTTATTGATATTTCTAAAGTTATCCCCTTCCCACGTTGATAACTTATTTAATAAACTTTGAGACCGTGTAATATTACTGTTACGTTTTACACCGTCCTTTTTAGTTTTTTGAGAATTATCAAGTGTTCGAACCTTAGAGCGAATCCCCTCTTTTACTGATAATATAACTTCAGAAAATTTATCAAAAGCTATTGGATTCTTTTTTTCCAAGTTAGTCATAAAGATAGGTTTCTGAGTATATTGATAAATACCAAATTCACTATCAAGTGATAGGTTTAAAGATGTTCCTTTAATCCTGGTATCATCATTCGCAACATTCTCAAAATCTTCCTTAGAAACTTTATTCCATTTACCATTATCTAAAAGATGATAACCATAAACTTCTGAAGTATTTTTTGCACAATACTTTTTACATAGTGCAAATTTAATTTTTTCAAAAGCTTCTTTTTGATTTTCATCTGTAGACCTTTCAGATTTAAAATTAGGGTAAACTGTATATAATTCAGCGATAACTAATTCTGTATCTTCGGATGAATCAAAATATCTATCAGCCCATGTTATAGGGTTGAATACTGCCTTACTTACTGCCTTACTTACTGCCTTACGTGTTGGAGCTTTTGTAACTTTATTATGATTTAAAATATTCATAACGTTTCCTTTTAGTTATTAAAAAATACTCACGTTATTACTAACGCTTAAACACTTTATACCGTATACTAGACTTCACGCCTAATTAGTAGACGGTTATTTACCCTTTTGTTAAATAAGAGACGTGGCACACGAGGTATCGCGGGCGTGATAACTGGTCTCAGAATAATGAAACACAAAAAAGAAGGGAGCCGAAGCTCCCCCTTTTAGTTAATTAAACGATGGGGTATAGAACACCAAGCATGTATCCCATCAATAAACATGCAAGCCCTATGCAAGTACAACTAATGAACATATCAAATGCATGTCTCTCATATGTTTCATTTACTGTATCCTGCAATTGTTGTTGTGACCATATAGGTTTATCATTCATAATGTATCTCCATTTAGTTTATAATATACTCAGCATTGCTTTGCCTTAATCACTTTATACATCTATATAGCTTCCATACCTAACCGTACCCTCCCCCCACCCCACACATTTTCGTTGGGACTCCATACATACATACATACATATAGACTTACACAAATAATTACACCAAAATGAAACACCACCCCCCTTACTTTACAAAAGGTAGAATGAAAAAATTTTTTGTAGATTTTTTGAAAACCCTGTGATACACTGAATGCGTAAATATGTATTTCCTTTTAGTTATTTACACGAGGCCTACTCTACCCTCTCTGGAGTAGGTCTTACCTACGAATGATTCTCATTACCTCATCAAATTAAAAACTTCTATATAATCTACATCATGAATAATATTTCTATATATGTAGCGTTCTTTTTGTTAGCCCTTGCTAGTTGCCTTGCATTAATTTATTAGTTATACTTCGAACTATAGCTGCAAATTAAACCAAAGGTGCACAGCGACACATGTCAGATGATAATCATATAGTAGTGGTACCCCACGTGGACGACAATATCCCCCTGCCTAAAAATGCAGCAGAGGCGTTTCCTAAATTAACAGTTGAAGAAGAAGTAGAGGTAAGGTCTAATACTATAAAGCTAGTATCAGATATTGCTGGAGAAAACATAGAACCATCTGAACAAGACCAAGAGAAAGCAAAAGAACTTGCAAAAGAAATGATTAACAACCCAGAGCTTAGACCTGAGTTTGCTAATTATCCTAATGAGACTATAGCTTTTCTTGCAGGGTTAGTGGCACAAAGTAATCATATGATAGTTAAGGATTTAGCTGACTTAAAATTACACGTTGTTAATAATTTAGTAAAAGAAGCAGAGATGGCAAAGTCATCACGAGAAAGAATAGCAGCACTTAAAGCTATTGGAGAGATAGATGGAGTAGATGCATTTAAAAGAAAAACTGAAGTTACTCATATTACTAAGTCTGGCGACGAGCTTGAGAAAGAGTTGTTAGAAACTATAGAGCAGTTAAAAGGTACAGTAATTGAAGGTGAAGTAATAGAGACTAAGATTAATGATTAGTCACGATGATTTAGAGTTGTTGCAAAAATCTTTACCCCATATGTCTGAAAGTGACAGAAGAAGAAACCTATTACTGTTACAACAGTATAAAAAAGAAATAACCAAAACACAGGGCAAGGCAAATTTCTTAGATTTTATTAAACATGTATACCCTGATTATAAAGTAGGAGCGCACCATGCAAGGCTGGCTAAATTATTTGAAGAAATCTCTCAGGGCAAACGCAAAAGAGTTATCGTTAACATTGCCCCTCGACATGGAAAGTCGGAGCTTATTTCCTATCTGGCACCAGCCTGGTATTTGGGTAATCATCCTGCTAAAAAAGTTATCATGGCATCTCACACTGCTGACCTTGCGGTTAATTTTGGGCGTAGAGTCCGTAACCTCGTGGGTTCAGACCCGTATAAAGACATATTTCCCGACATTAACCTTCAAGCAGATTCTAAATCGGCTTCTCGTTGGGGTACTAATTTTAATGGTGAGTATTTTGCTATTGGTGTCGGCGGGGCTCTTGCTGGTAGGGGTGCAGACCTCTTTATAATTGATGACCCCCACTCTGAACAAGACGCGAAAATGGGTAAGTCAGATGTTTTTCTTCCTGCTTGGGAGTGGTTTCAGTCTGGACCTTTGCAAAGGCTTATGCCTGGGGGCGCTATTGTTGTTGTCATGACTCGATGGTCTAAATTAGACCTAACAGGACAGATAGTTGACCAAATGGTAAAGAATGATGACGTGGATGACTGGGAAGTTGTTGAATTTCCAGCGATTTTAGAGAATAAACAAGGAAAAGAAGTACCGTTATGGCCTGAGTTCTGGCCTTTAGAAGAATTACAAGCTAGACGAGCAGCTTTGGATGTAAGATATTGGAACGCTCAGTACTTACAAAACCCAACATCTGAAGAAGGAGCGTTAATTAAGCGAGAATGGTGGAATATTTGGGAAGAAGAGAACCCACCTGCTTGTGAATTTACTATAATGACGCTTGATGCAGCTCAAGAAGCTAATAATAGAGCTGATTACAATGCATTAACCACTTGGGGTGTCTTTTTTGACGAAGAAACTAATAATTACGCTATAATATTACTTAATGCTATAAAGCAGCGGTTAGAATTCCCAGAGTTAAAACAACTTTGTATAGAAGAATATAGAGATTGGGAACCTGACGCATTTATAGTAGAGAAAAAGTCAAATGGGGCTGCAATTTACCAAGAATTTAGAAGAATGGGCATACCTGTAGGGGAATTTACTCCAGGAAAAGGTCAAGACAAAATAAGTAGAGTAAATGCAGTATCCGATTTGTTTAGTGGGGGTGTAGTATGGGCTCCTGATAGACGATGGGCTAAAGAAGTTATAGAAGAATGTAATGATTTTCCGTCAGGTGCTAATGATGACTTGGTGGATGCAACAACTTTAGCACTTGCTAGATTTAGGCAAGGTGGATTTATTCGCTTGCCAAGTGATGAAGAAGATGATATACAGATGTTTAGGGGACGTAATAATAAAAAATATTATGCAGTGTAATATAAGGAAAAACAATGGCAGACGTAGATAAAGGACTATATGCAGCTCCAGTAGGAGTTGAAGAGATGGCTGAGTCAGAAGAAGCTATTGAAATAGAAATAGAAGACCCAGAAAAAGTTACGATTGGTATAGGTGAGGCTGAAATAATTATAGACCCTGACCGAATGGAAGATGAAGAGTTTAATAAAAACTTAGCTGAAGAATTAGATGAAAAGTATATGGCTCAGTTATCTTCTGATTTACTTTCAGATTTTACCAACGACCTTAATTCAAGAAAAGACTGGCTAGAAACTTATGTTGATGGCTTAGAACTACTTGGTCTTAAAATTGAAGAACGCACCGAACCATGGGAAGGTGCATGTGCTGTATACCACCCGCTTCTTTCCGAAGCATTAGTTAAATTCCAAGCTGAAACTATGATGGAGACCTTTCCAGCTGCAGGCCCTGTAAAAACTTCTATCATTGGTAAAGAAACTAAAGACTGTATTGAAGCTGCTCAACGTGTTCAAGAGAATATGAATTATCAACTCATGGACTGTATGCCAGAGTATCGACCTGAACATGAAAGAATGTTATGGGGACTAGGTTTAGCAGGTAATGCATTTAAAAAAGTTTATTATGACCCAGCATTAGAACGTCAAGTATCTATTTTTGTACCAGCTGAAGATATGGTGGTACCTTACGGTGCATCTAACTTAGAAACAGCTGAACGTATAACACATGTTATGCGTAAAACTAAACAAGAACTTCATTACTTACAAGAAATGGGTTTTTATCGTGACATAGAATTAGGTGACCCAACTTACGATTTAGATGAAGTAGAGAAAAAGATAGCGGAGCAAATGGGCTTTGATGCTACTAATGATGACCGATATAAAATATTAGAAATGAACGTTAACCTTGACTTAGAAGGTTATGAAGATAAAGATGGTAGTCGTAAAACAGGAATAGCACTTCCATACATAGTTACTGTAGATAAAGGTACTTCAGAGATTCTAGCTATTAGACGTAATTGGAATCAAGATGACAGTATGAAAAAACGTAGAGAACATTTTGTTCACTATGGTTATATTCCAGGATTTGGTTTTTATTGCTTTGGTCTGATACACCTAATTGGTGGATTTTCAAAATCAGGCACAATGCTATTAAGACAGTTAGTAGACGCAGGTACATTATCAAATCTCCCAGGTGGTTTCAAAGCAAGAGGCTTACGTATTAAAGGTGATGATACACCAATCGGTCCAGCAGAATGGCGTGATGTAGACGCACCGTCTGGAACTATACGAGATAACCTAATGCCATTACCTTACAAAGAGCCTAGCCAAGTGCTTGCTGCTTTGATGGATAAAATTATTGATGAAGGTAGACGTTTTGCTTCTGCTGCAGACATGAAAGTATCTGACATGTCAGCTAACTCTCCAGTTGGTTCTACACTTGCTATTCTTGAACGTACCCTCAAAGTAATGTCAGCAGTTAATGCTCGTATTTATTATGCAATGAAAAAAGAGTTTGGTCTACTTAAAACTTTAATAAGAGACTACACTGACCCTGATTATGTATATGACCCTACAACAGGAACACCAGGAGCTAAACAAGAAGACTACGATAAGGTATCACTTATACCTGTAGCTGACCCAAATGCTGCAACTATGGCACAAAAAGTTGTGCAGTATCAAGCGGTTATGCAAATGGCTCAACAAAATCCACAGATATATGACTTACCTGAACTTAACAGACAAATGTTAGATGTATTAGGAGTAAAAAATGCAGAGAAACTAATACCTACTTCTGAAGAAGCTAAACCAGAAGACCCAGTATCTGAGAATATGGACATATTAAATAATAAACCTGTAAAAGCATTTATATATCAAGACCACGAAGCACATTTAATGGTACATATGTCGTTTAGAGATGACCCTAAAATGAAACAAGTCATGGCTCAAAACCCTAAAGCTCAACTAATGTTAGCAGCTATGGAAGCTCATATAGCAGAACATGTAGGATTTGAATACAGAAGACAGATAGAAGAACAACTTGGTTCTACTTTACCTCCTCCTAATACACCAATGGATGAAACTTCTGAAACAGGAATAGCTCGAATTACTGCTAAAGCAGCTAAAAAATTATTACAAAAAGACGTTAAAGAAGCTCAAATGCAACAAAATATGGCTGCTCAAAAAGACCCAATACTACAAATGCAACAACAAGAACTCAAACTTAAACAAATGGAAGCACAAGCTAAAGCTCAAAAAATGCAAGCTGATACTCAACTAGATGCAGCTAAACTTGAACTAGAAAAAGAAAAACTTGCAACTGAAGAAAGAATTGCTGGAGCTAAAATAGGAGCTAATGCTAGTTTAGATAATAGAAAAATTGAAGCTAAAGAATTAATGGAAGGAACTAAAATGGGCATGCAAGCAGTACAACAGCAAGCTGATTTAAAACTCCGTGAAAACGAATCTAAGTTACGTAATAAAACTAAGATAGAAGAAACTAAAGACGAGGATAATATTAACTAGAAAAGGATTAACATGGCAGAGAAAGAAACGCTTATGCTTTTATCCAGCCAGATAAAAGAAAGACGCAACGAAGTAACAGAAGACATGGCTAGAGGGGGTGCAGACCTTGGAGGTTATCAACATGCATGTGGACAGGTTAGAGGATTTGATACAGTCCAAATGATGATTTCTGATATGCTGGTAGTGCACAAAAAAGAAGAAGAAGACTTTGAAAGTAGTCCTACAGATAATGTAGTTACTATGGATAAGGGGGATAAGAAATGAGTATAGACCCTAATATTGAAAGTGACTATCTTTTAGCTACACCAGATAAAACTATAGTAAACTCTGGTGGTAAGCCAATTAAAAAACTCAAAAACACAACTACCACAGAAGGTAAAAAAGTAAGTGAGGATGAAGCATTAGCTAAACTTACTACTCAACTTCCTGATGTTAAAGGCTATCGTATTTTATGTATGGTACCTGAAGCAGATGAAAAGTATGAAAGTGGTCTTATTAAATCAGATTCTGTAAAACAAATACAAGAACATTCAACTGTTGTTTTATTTGTCATGCAGCTAGGAGATTTAGCTTATAAAGATGAAGCTAGGTTTCCGTCAGGTGCTTGGTGTAAAGAAGGAGACTTCGTTATAACTCGTGCTTATGCAGGAACTAGAATTAAAATTCACGGAAAAGAATTCCGCATTATTAACGACGATACCGTAGAAGCAGTGGTCGATGACCCACGCGGATACGAACGCGCATAGGAGATTGATATGGCAGAGATAATTAATGAAATACCTGAAGAGTTAGAAATGGAGGGCGAAGAAGTTGAGGTAGATTTAAGTAAAAAATCAGCTAAAACTGAAAAGTCTACTGCAGACGTTGAACGCGTAGAAGAGCTTAAAAAAGTAGAATCAGAATTAGAAATTGAAGAAGAAGATGATACTCCACCTGAAGACAGAGGCAAAGAACCACTACCTAAAGAAATTGTAGAAGAAGTAGAAAATGATACTTTAGAAGGTTATTCTGACCGAGTTAAACAAAGGTTTGCTCAGCTTAAAAAAATGCAACACGATGAGAGACGTGAAAAAGAAAGAGCTGAAAGAGAAAAAAATGAAGCTATTGCATATGCTCAAAAAGTAATGGAGCAAAATAAAAAACTTCAATCTACTTTAAGTGATGGTGAAGAGACTTATTTAAAAACTTTAGAAGAAAAATACACTAGCGATTTGGCTGTAGCTAAACGAAATTATAGTGAAGCTTATGATTCAGGTGATACTGAAAAAATAGTATCTGCTCAAGAACAAATGAACGAAGCGCAGTTTAAATTAAATAATGCAAAAAATCAAAAACCGCAGTATAATAAACCTTTACAAGCTGAACCTAATAGTGTAGATAATACACCAACAGATTATAAACCTGACCCACGAGCAAAAGAGTGGCAAGACAATAATCAGTGGTTTGGTAAAAATAAAGTGATGACAGCTACAGCTTTAGGGCTTCATGATGAACTTCTTAGTGAAGGGATTCAAGTGTCATCAGATGCTTACTACCGTCGTATTGATAATACGATGCAGAAACTATTTCCTGAGAATTTTGGGAAAGACCCGTTGGAATCGGATAAGCCGGCCCAGCGCAAACCTTCTAATGTAGTTGCACCGGCAACGCGTAGTACCGCGCCAAAAAAAGTACGCCTAAGTAAGACACAAGTTGCTTTTGCTAAAAAGCTTAAGTTAACACCGGAGCAATATGCACGAGAAATGATAAAATTGGAGAACGCAAATGGATAAGGTAAAAAGAGAATCAAGAGAAACAGAAGTAAGACAAGACGAAGCGAAAAAATGGCAACCTGCCTCACTCCTTCCGGAGTTCAAACAACAACCGGGATGGGCGTATCGTTGGGTTAGAGTTTCTTTACTTAATGAATCTGATAACATGAACGTCTCTTCAAAAATGCGTGAAGGCTGGGAGCCGGTAAAACATTCGGAACACCCAGAAGTCATAATACAGTCAGACCCCAATAGCCAGTTTAAAGAAGGCATAGAAATTGGTGGTCTATTACTTTGTAAAGCTCCTCAAGAAATGATAGACCAGAGGAAAGCTTATGTAAATGAAAAAACACGAGCACAGACTGAAGCAGTGGATGCGCAATACATGAATCAAAATGACCCACGTATGCCTAAATTCGCTGAAGGTCAAGAGAATGGTCAAAGTTTTGGAAAGGGGAAAAAATAATTAGGAGAAACAATCATGGCAACTACAGCTACGCCCTATGGGCTTAAAGCAGTAAACCATATAGGCGGAACTCCATACGCGGGTTCTACACGTCTATTACCGATTGCTTCTGGATACGGAACTAACATATATAATGGCTCGGTTGTTCAAATCGTAGCCGCGGGAACTATCGAAATTGTTACAGATTTAGGTAACAATGCTGACCAATTCCCTGCTGGTGTTATTGGTGTTTTTGTAGGTGTTACCTACACAGACCCAAATCTAGGCACAGTAGTGTTTAGAAATAACTTCCCGACAGGTACAGTGGCAGACGATATTCAAGCATATGTTATTGATGACCCAGATGTAATCTTTCAGGCACAGGCGGACGGTGCAGTTACACAAGCTGACTTAGGTCAGAATACTAACTTTGCAGCAGTGCAATCTACAACTACAGGCGATACTACAAATGGTAACTCCAATACTGCAGTATCTTCTACAACAGCTACGACAGCAACTATTGCTTTCCGTATTGTTGACTTTGTAGATGGTCCAAAATCAACCGTGGGTGATGCATTTACTGACTTATTAATTAAGTTTAATGCAGGTATTCACTCTTATGACCGTGGTTTAGGCATATAATTTAAGGAGAATATGACATGGCGATTTCAAGAGCCCAGCTCCTTAAGGAGCTATTACCAGGACTTAACGCTTTATTTGGTTTAGAGTATGAAAAATATGGCGAAGAGCATAAAGAACTTTATGAGACCGAGTCTTCAGACCGTTCTTTTGAAGAAGAAACAAAACTAGCAGGCTTTGCAGGTGCACCTCTTAAAACTGAGGGAGCAGCTATTGCGTATGACAACGCACAAGAAGCTTTTACAGCTAGATATAACCACGTAACAATTGCTTTAGGATTCAGTTTAACTGAAGAAGCGGTTGAGGATAATCTATATGATAGTCTTTCAGCTCGTTATACTAAAGCTCTTGCTCGTTCAATGGCAAATACTAAGCAAGTTCGTGCAGCTAACGTTTTAAACAATGGCTTCAACGGTGCTTTCTTAGGTGGTGACGCACGTTCACTATTTGGTACAGCCGCTGGCGGTGCAGTTACTAACCACCCATTAGTTTCAGGTGGTACAAACAGTAACGTACAGGCAGTTGCAACAGACCTTAATGAAACAGCATTAGAAAACGCAGTGATTCAGATTGCAGCGTGGACCGATGAAAGAGGCCTATTGATTGCTGCTAAACCTCGTAAGTTGGTAATTCCACCAGCATTACAATTCGTTGCTACTCGTTTATTAGATACTCAACAACGTGTTGGTACAGCTGATAACGATCTTAACGCATTGAGAAATAATGGCGCAATTCCAGAAGGTTAC